AGCGGTATTATTGCGCGGGGATTTCTGCAAAAATTATGACAGGAGGAAAGACCATGAAGAAACCGACCCGCGTAATCTTTATCCCATGCGCAGCGGCAGATCCGTCGGCGCTCCAAATGGAGGTCGACGCGATGTTTGACCGTCTGACACCCGATAACAAGGTTAGGGCAGTTATTTATCTTGAGTCATTAAAAGCGCAGCAACAAAGCCCGCGACCCTCTGTCTGTTTTCCTCAGTAAGTCCCGATAGATCCAGCGTTAGCCCATCGTCTTTGACGGTGGGCTTTTCGCTGGCGGTTTTCTCCGGTGTGGGGTCGTCTGTTTCTCCAATTAAATAGCTCATGCGGACGCCAAAAAGCCGTGATAACTCAAGGATTGACACAGAATCAATCCTTGTTTTTCCTTTTTCCCATGCCCAATAGGAGCTTGGCGCCAAATGCATAATCTCAGCAACCTGTTTTTGTGTATATCCTGCCGCTTTTCTAGCAGCTGCTATATTATTCATATTCGTTTCACCCAATAAAATTCTACACCAACAATAATATTTTTTCTATATTGGCGGCGTAAATCCGAATAAAGTTCGATTTATTAGTTGACAACTAATTATTCCATGGTATATAATGCAGATAGAGCCGAATTAATTAGTTGTAAACGAATTTATGCGATAAGGAGTGGAGATACCTAATGCTTAAGATAAAAGTTTTACGTAAGGCCGCTGGAATTAGGCAGGTCAACTTAGCCAAGACGCTTGGCGTTGGCCAGCCCAGTCTTTGCGCATGGGAGACAGGCAAGGCACAGCCTACCGCGGACAAGCTGCCCGCGCTGGCTAAGGCCCTTGGCTGCACCATCGACGATCTATTCGAGAAGGACGGTGATTGAGCAGTGCATGAAGTTCTTGGTTATAGCGTCCTCGCCGCGACCCTCGGTACTATGCTTGGCGCATTCTTTGTTCTCCTGAAGGATGATATAGAACGCCGAGACATACGCTCATTTCTTTTTACGCTCTGGCTTCTTGTCGTCTTTCTTCTGTGTATCGCTTGGTGCGCGACTGCGTGATACTTTTTCTTTCTTTGGCACCGGATATGAGAAAATATCGTTTCGCATGGATTCTATCAAAGTTCTTCTCAGGCGATAGAACTCCTCTGTGGACGGCATCGTTGAGCGGTCTGTGATTCTAATTATCAAGTTCAGTTGTTTCAACAATTCAAATGTTTCCGGCGACGCAACAAGGTATGCGGCATTAATCGCCGCAAAAATCTTTCTTGAAGTCTGATGCTCAATCTTTACATCGATATCCTTCAGCGCAGCTTCAAGCTCTCCATATGCCGTAAGCCGCGCCTGCACAAAAGCTGTCATTGCCGTAGACTGCATCTGCCATTTGCCTGCAAGCCTTGCACCAACCAGCACGCCAACAAGGGACAGAGCAGCGGAAATAAGCATTTGTATAATGTTCGCCCATTCCATTTGTATATCAACTCCCTTCCTGTAAATTCTACCAGAATCGGGAGTGCAGTTTCAAGAGTAAAGTAAGCATACCACAGATACGGAGGTAGCACCATGGACAGCAGCTCCCGCAATATCTATAAAACCGCAAGGCAGACTGCCGGTATGACGCAGGAACGATGGGCGGAGCTTATCGGTGTCAGCGCGGACAGCGTCCGGCTGTACGAGTCTGGCCGTGGCCTGCCAAGCGACGAGGTAGTCGCACGCATGGCAGAGATTGCGCCAATGCCGGTGCTCGGCTATTGGCACCTCAAGCACAAGTCGGGTATTGCGAACGATCTGCTGCCGGATGTTGCGCAGGTATCGCTGCCGCAGGCGGTCGTACAGCTTCTCGTCGCAATCCGTGACTTCAAGGAATCGACCGATGACCTGCTTGTAATCGCGGCAGACGGCATGGTTGACCAGCAGGAAACAAGTGTGTTCGAGGATATCTTGGAAAGTCTTGACGGTATCATCAAGGCTGCGCTTGCAGTCAAATATGCAGGAGGTAGCAGACATGACTAAGCTCATCGGCAACGAGGAAGCGGCCAAGCTGCTTGACGTCAGCGTGGATACTCTGCGGCGGATATGCGCCGACGGGGATCTGCCCGTGTATAAGATTCGAGGACAGCTCAAGTATAAGGTCGAGGACATCGAGCGATATGTCGCAGGTCAGCTCAGGCCGGTATACAGAACCGTCTATGCGCAGCGGCAGCCGCGCACAAAAGCAAAAAGTGCGGGCGCCGGAGGCTGCGGCTATGTTCCCGGCATGAAAGTGGTCTGAGGTGCGACATGCCTGATACGGTTATTGCGTTCTTTACCGGTGTGTTTCTCGGCGCAATCAGCGTCGTATGGATCCTCGGCGTGATGATATTCTGCAAGAAATGAGATAGGCGGTGATTTTGTGGACTCTGGTTTTACGGGGCAATGGGCAATTCTGCCCGCACGGGTGCGTTATGACAGAACGCTGCCGGCCAATGCCAAACTGATCTATGCGGAGATAGCCGCAAAGATCAACGAGGAAGGATATTGCTTTTGCTACAACCAATACTTCGCCGACCGGTTCGGGCTGAAGCCTGACACCGTCAGCTCGCTTGTGAAGCGGCTGGAGGAAGCTGAGTACATACAGGTGGACGTCTGCAAGGGGCGAGCAAACTCGGATCGCCGCCGGATATACCTGACTGATAAGCCTTATCACTTTAACGTGATGGGGGGTATCGGATTTAAATCCGGGACGGTATCGGATTTAAATCCGATACCAATAGAAAATAATAATTTAAAATATAATACCCCCTATAGTCCCCCTGAGGGGGACGGTGCGGGCGACAAGTTGCCTGAGCAACCTCCAAAGCCCAAGCGGAAGCGAACGGCTAAGGCGATTCCGGATTGGGAACCGGAAATGTTCGAGCGATTCTGGCAGGCCTATCCTCGCGGAGAGGATCGTCAGGGCGCAGTGCGTGAATGGGACAAGCTGAAACCAGACCGCGAACTCATGTTCACCATGAGTGCCGCGCTCAACCGGCAGAGAATGTCGGATGAATGGCGGCGCGGCATCGGCATCCCATACGCCTGCCGCTGGCTCTCTAAGCGCCGGTGGACCGACCGAATCCCTGACGACGCAGAATCGGACGAATCCCCGCAGCAGGGCGGCTGGGCAGAATTCAGGGAGGCGATCTTGTGAACGAGCATACTGATGTGAGCGAGATGGAGCTCAAAATCATCGGCACGATGATCCAGCAGCCGGACAAAGCGGGCGAGGCCTTCTCTGTGTTAAGTGCGTCAGACTTCGGCATTGATGCTTATGGCAGGATCTTCGCGGCAATCGAGAGGCTGCGGCTTGCCGGAGCGCCGGTGGATCCGCTAACGCTGGAACACGAGCTTGGCTCGGAGTTCAGGATTATCCTGCGGCAAGCGCAAATCGTGGAGCCCGTAGACCTCGCATATTACGCCGAGATGCTGAAGGAGCACGGCAAGATGCAGCTGATTCAAAATGCTGCACTGAACGTTGCTTACGCTCCCAGCTACAGCGCAGCAGCGTCCGAAATGGACGGGCTTAACACCCTGTTTGTAGCAAAGAAAAACGTGAGGGTCGTTTCGGCGATGGACGCCGCGTCCGACTTTTGCGATCGCGCAAGCGAGGCACGGCCTGAATACCTCAGCTTCGGCATGACCCGGCTTGATAGTCTGCTGTACATGGAGCTCGGCGACATGATGATCGTCGGGGGATATCCCTCAAGCGGCAAGACGCTTTTAAGCCTTCAGATGGCGGCACATCTGTCTGAAAAATATCGCGTCGGCTTTTTTTCGCTTGAGACGAACCCTGCGAAGCTAACGGACAGGCTGCTCAGCCATCTGAGCCATGTACCCCTCAAGAAAATCAAGGATCGGGATCTGAGCGAGGCCGATCGCCTTGCGCTGACACGGTCGGCGGAGAAGCTGAGCGGCATGAAGCTCGACTTTATAGACGCCGGCGGAATGACGGTCCGGGATATCCAATCGCTCGGTCTGAGCCGCAAGTATCAGGTCATTTTCATTGACTACCTGCAGCTCATTGCCGGCGTCGGCCGCCAGAGTCGCTACGACCAGGTGACTCAGATATCGCAAGAGCTGCATACGCTTGGACGCGCGCACGGTATTGCCGTAATTGCTCTCGCTCAGCTCAAGCGGCCGGAAAAGGAGAAGGGTAAGTTCGTGCCTCCCAGCATGGCAGACTTCCGGGAATCCGGGCAGATTGAGCAGGACGCGGACAGCGCTCTTCTTGTCTACCCGGTTGACCAAAGCAATTACCGCTCCAATCGCTGGCTGCATGTCGCCAAAAATAAAGAGGGGTTGCGTGATCGATATGAGCTTGAGTTTGACGGAGCTACGCAGACTATGCGGGAGCGGCCGAAGAGCTACGGCGAGACGCAAGCCGAGATCCGCCGCGCCTGCAAAACGGCGCAGGCTGACAGGAGAGCACAGGAGCGGTCGCAAGTGACATTTGACGATATCACAGACAGCAGTAAAGAGCCGCTGCCGTTCTGATTGGAGGTGAGCGCATGAAGATCGGAGACAAGGTCACGTTTAAGCCGGCAGGATTTATCGAGTATGACCCGGCACCGCCCGGCATTCCGATAACCGTGACCGGGCGTATCGCAGAGATAAACCGGGCGCATCGGTGGTTTCGCGTCGTGTTCACCGTACATAACAAGACAACAATGAACGAATGTTTCAAATTTTGAGAGTCTGGAGGACCAAAGAATTGAGAACTGTAGCCATATGCAACCTGAAGGGCGGCGTCGCCAAGACGACGACCGCAATAAACATGGCGGCGATCCTTGCCGCACATCTTACCCAGCGCGTGCTGGTCATAGACGCTGACAGCCAGTGCAATACCACAGACTTCCTGCAGCGCGACAAAATGCATCTCCGTACTCTGAGCGATATCCTGCGCTACAATGGCTCCGAATGCGGCAAATATGCGGCCGGAGGTATCGAGAAAAGCCGATACCGGGATATCGACCTTCTCCCTGCTGATGACAGTCTGATGGATCTTGACCTCACTAAGGTCGAACAGTCTGCCGCTAACACCGGCGTGATACGCGAAATGCAGAAGCGGCTGCCGGACTATGATTGGATTATAATCGACTGCCCTCCTGCGTTTAATGCGGCATCTGCAGCTGCTTTGGTAGCAGCGGACGAGGTGGTCATCCCCATCAAGATTGATGCATTCAGTCTCCGGGGTATGGCAAACATCATGCAGCAGATACGCAATATGCGGCGCATTAACCCCGGATTGAAACTTGCCGGCATTCTTCCGACAATGTGGTACAAGTCTGATAACATTGTTAAGGCTGAACGTGAGCTTAAAACCTACGGTTTGCCGGTGTTCCCACATATACGCCGCACTCCAAAGGCTGACGATATGACCTTTGAGCAGGAGCCGCTCATAGTCTGCTCTCCGCGCTCTGCGGCGGCAATCGATTACCGCCGCTTTGTGTCGGCACTTATAAAGGGGGTGCAGTGATGGCTAGTTTTGATTTGTCCTCTATTCTCAAAGATGTGCCCAATCTGGACACAGATTCGGCAGACGAGCAGGTGCAGCGTATTCCACTGGAACTCATCGACGCCGATGACCGCAACTTCTATTCCCTCGACTGCATAGATGAACTTGCCGGAAATATCGAAATGTTTGGCCTTATGGATCCTATCAGGGTACGCAGCACGGAGAATGGCCGCTACGTCGTCGTCTCAGGCCACCGCCGCCGTGAAGCGATAAAGCGTATTGCCGCTGGTGGTTCGAAACAGTTCATCGACGGAGTGCCTTGCCTGGTGGATAAGGCGGCAGCATCAGCGGCTTTACAGGAGCTGAAGCTGATAATGGCTAACAGTGACACGCGTAAGCTTTCATCGGCTGATCAGAACCGACAGGCAGAGCGCTTGGAGGATCTTCTGCGCCAGCTCCAGGACGAAGGCGTGGAGTTTCCCGGACGTCTACGCGACTGGGTTGCCAGACTTAGTGGCATGAGCCGCTCTAAGTTAGCGCGGCTCAAAGTAATCCGGGATCGGCTCGACCCTCAGCTCGCAAAAGCGTATTATGCCAAAGGGACGCTGAATGAAGCAACGGCGTATAAACTGGCTCAGTTCCCGCCGGACGTGCAGCGTCAGATTATTTCCGTCTACACCGAGAAAAGTAATATCCGATATCTGTCCGAATATCGCGTAGATGAGATCGGCAAGGATATAACCCGCATGAAAAAGCTCACTTGCCCAGCGGATATCTGCAAAGGCGCTTGTGAAAATGTGCAAGAGATGGCCAGTGCGCTATACGCTCAGGGATATCGTGCTTACGATAAGGGCTGCGGCAAGGGTTGCTGCTATAACTGCGATTCTATCGCGAACTGTAAGCATTGCTGCCCCCGAATGGCTGACGCGAAAAAAGCTGCAAGAGCCTCAGCGGCAGCCGAGCGCAAGGCCGAGAAGGAGCGCCAAGCTGAAGCCGACGCGCCAAAGATTGCACAGATAAACCGCCAGTGGGCGCGATTCGGCGAGGCCTGCAGGGCAGCATCAATGAAATACGACTACGTAAAGAAAACGGCCAAGCTCTGGAGCGGGGAACCGGCTGAAAAAGAACGTGCTTTGCTTGCAGGAACTTGCACAGTAACGACCGCTGCTACTGCACCGCCGTGGGGCTCGTGGGGTTCGGCCGATACATTTTGCTCCGTGGCCGATCTCCTTGGTGTATCGCTTGACTACTTGCTCTGCCGTACGGATAATCCTGAGATGGCCGCCGATAACACAGGCAATCGTCAGGCGCTGACATGGAATTCCGGGCAGCCTGAAAAGTCGGGCAGATATCTGTGCCGGATTGTTTATCCTGAGTTCGACGATATCCGCCCGGATGCTTCCTTCTTAATGTGGTCCGCAGAAATATGCGCATGGAAAGGTTTGCAGTCTGGCGAAACCGTAGACGGATGGCTGCCCCTGCCGGGCGAGCCTGACAATAAATAATGTAAAACTAAGACGAAAGCTTGGAGAGCTGCGGTCTGCTTAACATATAAGGAGGCCGCAGCATGGCAAAACGCAAAAAGATAATCGTAGCCGGATCATTGGTGCTTGAAAGCGTCTACCCTGCAGTAAATAGCCGGGACCGCACAGGGGTTCGCACTGGGAAACACAAAATCAGCAGTGAAGCCCAAAGACGGATGAATGCGATATACAGCTACCAAAAGCTCGAACTACTCCTCGCAGCGAATTTTACTGAAGGAGACTTAGTCTGTACATTAACCTATGACGACCGGCATTTACCGGAGTCGCGTAAGGCCGCCGAAGGAAAGCTCAAGTATTTCCGCCAGAAGCTGTCGGCTGCAAGGAAGCGGCGCGGAGAGACTCTCATAATGTTTTGGAATTCCGAGCATCGCCACGGTGACGGCCGTTGGCATCATCACTGCGTAATCAACTCTACCGGCAATGACTACACCGAAATCCTCAATCTATGGGGGCAAGGGGAAGTCGAGTTCACGCTGCTGCGCGTTGACCGAGAGGAGAACTATGCAACGCTTGCGCGGTACATGGCGAAGGAAGAGCGTGAGCGCGTCGGTCAGAGGAGTTGGAGTTACACCCGCAACGCTCGTAAACCGGAAGTTGAGACCTATCTCGTTCCGAATGATGAGAAGTTAAAGCCGCCAAGGACAGCAATCGTATTTGAGGACACGGGCGACGTGCAGACCGAATACGGACATTATCGCTTCATTAAGTACCTGTGTGCTAGCTCATCCGTCGCGCGGCGGCGAGCGCGTCGCAGGCGCAGATAATGCTTTTTATATATTTTTCTGTCTCGAAATATGTGTTATTAAAAGGAGAAAGTATGCCGAAAGTATTGCAAACACAAGGAAAGTCTGATATACTGTATAGCGTAAGGGACGGATTCTTAATCTGCCCTATCTGCCGCCGTAACAAACGGCTGCTAAAGATCTCTCCAGAAACGAAAGCCCACGGGCTGATCGTCTACTGCAGGGATTGCAAAAATGAAATTCGGGTCGACATCGACCGCGGCCAGTGCTTTGAGAGCCGGAGCCAGTGACATGCACATATGTGCAGTTGTGTCATTGGCTCCGGCTCTTTTGTCGTCTGGCCTGATTGCGTGGAGGTGATAGCCCATGCCTGGCTTTGACTACAGCCGAGCGAATAAGCGCTGGCAGCACCTGCGCAAGCTCGCGCTTAAGCGCGATAAACATCGTTGCCAAGAGGCGGCACGATACGGTATCTCAGCCGACGCGGAAGTGGTGCATCACATCTGGACCGCCGAGGATTACCCGGAATATGCGTACTGCCTTTGGAATCTCGTGTCGCTGTCGGCCGCAGCGCATGACCGGATGCATGATCGTGTTACCCGTAAGCTGACCGCTCTCGGCGAACGTTGGCGCAGAAAGACCCCCCCACCCCTTCACCGCGAAGAAATGGGGAGCTCACAGCTGGGCGGGGAACTCCGCGCACACGCGGCAGAAAATTTTTCGGCGGAGATTTCATCCGCCCTGCGCGAACAAGAATAGCGCGCACGCACATGGGCGGGACACGGGCGCAGAGCGCGCACATCAACGCGGAGGCGTATCATGGGCAAAGAGCAAACCTACAAAGACCAGCTTTCCGAGTTGGGCGTATACAATCCTGCTTTCGACGGCGAGATCCGGCAGCTCTGTATCCTTGAACGCGAGCTGAGCCGCACGATGAAAGCGTGGAAAGCCACGGCCAAGGATCCTGGTGCGCCGCCTTCCGTGCTCGACCCGCTTTATGCGTCAATTCAGGCGCAGCGCCGTGATATCCTGGCGCATCGCGATGCTCTTGGGCTGACGCCGAAGGCATTGAAGAGACTCCGAGGTATACAGCCGGCTGTCAACAGCGAGGATAACCCCGACCGCGTGGCTAATGCCGAGTTTGCCCGCGTGCTCGATGCCATAGTACAAAAAGCTGATGGGTGACGGAGCACACGAGACCATTGTCAACCGGTATGCAGAGCAGACCATCGCTGATCCGGATATCGGCATTGACGTCAAAAGCGCCTGCAAGCGCTATCTTGCCGACCGCGCGGACTCGCGCTGGGAGTTTAAACCGCAGGTCGCCGAGTTCTGTATTGAGGCTATCGAAGACCTGTTCTGCCACCAACAAGGTGAGGATCTTTACGGCCGACCGTTGCGAGGCATGCCATTTATTCTCCAGCCCTGGCAGCTATTCGTCACGTACAACATCTGCGGCTTTCATCTGCCTGGCACAGTAATCAGGCGCTTCCAGGAAGCCTTCCTAATGCTATCCCGCAAGAATGGCAAAACGCCTTATGCGACCGCGCTGGCGTGGTCGCTCGGACTGTACTACTCCTCATCGTACAGCAAAATAAAGACCGTCGCCGGCTCTCTGAAGCAGAATATGGAGGGGTTTCGTTTCCTCGCCTACAACCTTCATCGGCTCGGCCTGACCGTAGCGGAGGATCCTGACCGGGGCCTAAGGATGTTGGATAGCTCTCTCGGCCACTCCTTCAGCGGAAAAGTATGGCATGACGGCATAATTGACTATGAGGCTCTGGCTTATAAACCTGAATTATTTGATGCTTTTAACGCAAACCTCATTCACCTTGACGAGCTGGAGCTATATAAGAATGCAATACCGTACGGCCGCTTGAAGGATGCGACGAAGGCCTATTCGAACAAGTTGATCCTTGCCACGACTACTGCCGGCGACGACGGCAACGGGTTCTGCGCGCAGCGATTGAATTACTGCTCGAAGATAGTCCGCGGCCAGATAACCGGCGCTGACGCGGACCGGATTTTTGCGTTCATCGCCCGCGCGGACGCTGATCCTGAGACCGGAGAGGTGGATTACCTGTCTCCCATTGCGCACAGACAGGCGAATCCGTCATGGGGCGTAACTATCAGGCCGGAGGATATGATGGCCTCGGCGAAGCAGGCGCAAAACGATCCGCAAATGCGCAAAGAGTTCCTGACTCGGTCGCTTAATGTCTTCGTAAACAGCTACAGAGCGTGGTTTGATCTCGCTGAAGTTGCAGCCAGTGATGCGAAATACGATTGGTCGCTTTCGGAGCTGGCGCGGCTTGTCAAGCGCTGGTATGGCGGCGCGGATCTCTCGAAGCTGCATGACCTCACCGCCGCTGCGCTTGTCGGCGAAATCCCGGCCGCCGCGGCTGCTACGGACGGCTGGACGCCGCCTGAAGACGTACTGGTGATCATACCGCACTGCTGGTTTCCCGTTGTGGCCGCAGCGGCCAAGGCTGATGAAGATCAGATTCCGTTGTTTGGCTGGCGGGATGACGGGTGGCTTGATATGCCGAATACTGCATCGATGAACCCGACTGAACCCGTACGCCAATTCAAGAAATGGCGTGCTGCCGGCTTCAACATCCACAAAGTCGGGCATGACCGAAAGTTTGCGGCACCGTATTATGCCGCTATGAAGCAAGCCGGTTTCACCGTTGTAGATCAGCCGCAGCTCTATATGCAGAAGTCTGGCGGCTTCCGGTATATTGAGCACAAAATCAAGATCGGCTGCCTTTATTATTGCCATGCGGAGCCGTTCGAGTATTGCATCGGCAATGTACACGCCGTTGAAGTGACGGATGACGCCGTTCAGTACGACAAAGTCACAGACACATCGCGTATCGACGTCTTCGATGCGTCGGTGTTTGGCACCATACGGCTTCTTACGGACAGTTTAAATGCTGCCGCGGCCGCCAGATGGTTTGGAACATAAGGAAGGAGGGTGGACGTGTCGATTTTCCCCCTTAAAAAGGCGAAACGCGGCCGGCAATCGCTGCTCGCCTTCTATGTGTCCGGATCGGGCACATTGCCGAGCGGCTATACGCGGCTGCTTGATTCCCCAGAGGTCGGAGCTGCAATCGACCGCATTACATCCATTGTTGCAAGCTCGACCATCTATCTTATGCGCAACACTCCCCGCGGTGATGAACGCGTGCACAACGCATTGTCTCGCTTTGTTGATATCGACCCTTGGCCGAATATGGCCACTCGTCAGAGCTGGATAAGTTGGATAGTCTCAACCATGCTTGGCGAGGGCGACGGAAACGCATTCGTCCTGCCTCGTACGGCCGGCGGGCGGCTTCTAGCTCTTGAACCCATGCCCGGAGCCGCCGCCAGTCCGTCGGCAGACGGTAGTTCGTACACGGTCTCTTGGCGCGGCGGAGTCTACACGCCGGATATGCTTCTGCATTTCCGGCTGTACGCGGATCCGGTGCAGCCATGGAAGGGGAGAGGCTATCTTGTGCAGGCTAGCAGAATCGCAGCGGCCATGCTCCAGACGGAGTCGCTTAAGGCAACTTTGACAGCACCGGATTATAAGCCGCCTTTGATAGTATCGGTGAACTCCGACGTCCCTCTTGACGATGAGGGCAAGCGCGAGGAGATCCGCAAGAGCTATCTTGAGGACAGCGATAAAGGCAAGCCGTGGATTATTCCGGGCGATTTGATGAAAGTCGAGCAAGTTCGCCCGCTGAGCCTCGCGGATCTCGCAATACGTGACACGGTCGAGCTGGATAAGCGCACGGTGGCTGCTATTTTTGGGGTTCCGGGTTTCATGCTTGGCCTTGGCAGCTTCTCTCAGGATGAATTTAATAATTTTATCAAGACCGTAATGCTGCCGATATGTCAGGCGATAGAGCAGGAACTGACCCTTAAGCTTTTGGCTTCTGATACGATGTACTTTCAGTTTAACCGCCGCCGGCTTTACAGTTACGATCTTAAGGCTCTCGTCGATATTGACCTTGCCATGTCCGACCGCGGTTTCGTCAATGGCGATGAGGTCCGGGAAACTGCTTTCCGAGACCCTGCGGGGCTGAAGGAATTCAGAGTGCTCGAAAATTACATTCCGTTTGATATGGCAGGGATGCAGGCCAAGCTGCGTCCCACTGATAAGGAGGACAACAATGCCGAATAACCCTTCATCGGTAATGCGCACGCGCCGTGCCGACTTTCATACGCGCGAGGCCGAGGACGGCGGCCATGTGGTCGAAGGCTACTTCGTCGTGTTTGAGCAGCCCTACTACGTTGACGATTTCTTCGAAGAGATAGTTTGCCGCGGCGCTATCGACGCTGCTACCGACACGAGCGACGTGCGCGCTCTCATTGACCACGATTCCCGGCTCGTTCTCGGCCGTGCGAATGACAATGTTAATACGCTCTCTTGGAGCATTGATGATACCGGCGTTTTTGCCACGATTCAGATAAACGAGCTTGATACTGATGCCGTGAACCTCCACGCCCGCGCCCAGCGGGGCGACGTCGATCAGGCTAGTTTCGGTTTCGATGAAGATGATGTCGAGTATGTGGATCTTCCGGACGGACGCGTTCAGCGGAGGATCCGCCACATTTCAAAGCTATGGGAGCTTAGCGTATGTACATTCCCCGCATATGAGCAGACCTTTGTCAGCGCCCGCGCCCGCTGTGAAGCGGACATCCGTCGGGAGAGAACAAGGATTCAAAAAGAAAAACTGAAAAGGAGATTTTATCATGCCCCTCAGAACCGTAATGCTGAATAAGAAACGCACCCAGCTGCAGGCGCAGCTTAAGCAGCTCCGTGCAAAGCGCAAGAAGCTTCGCACGGATGAAGAAGAGCTTCAGGCTAAGATAGACGCGCTCGAAGAAGTCACCCCCGAACTTGAGCAGCAGGTTGACGACCTGACTCAGCAGCAGACCGAGGTCGATGACCAGATTGCGGATCTGCAGGATCAGATCGACGAGGTCACCGCTCAGATCGATGAACTTGAGGGCAGCGAGCCCACGCCTGACGATGACGGCGACGGCAGCCGTGCCGGCGGCGGAGCAACCGTCGTAAGAGGCGCGCAGCTCCGCACCGTGGAGTCCGGCCGCTTTAGCTGCCGCAGCCGTTGCTTCGCCTCTCGCGCCGCACGTGATGCGTTTTATCAGCGCCCCGCTGTCAAATCCTTTGTTGACCGTGCACGCGCCATGCTTGGCGGCGTAAGCAATCACCAGCGCCGCTCCGTGAATGGTGCCGAGCTTAGTATACCGACCGATGTTCTCGACCTGATTCGTGACAACCTCAACGAGTATTCGAAGCTTATTTCCCGCGTACGCCTTCGCCCCATTCGCGGCAATGCCCGTCAGAATGTTATGGGAGACATTCCGGAAGGCGTGTGGATGGAGATGGCAGGCGCGCTCAACGAGCTTGAATTTTCCATTAATACCGTTGAGATCGACGGATATAAGGTCGGTGGTGTCATTATCATCGACAACTTCCTGCTGCAGGACAGCGACATCGCTCTCGGAGAGGAGATAATCTATGCACTGGGGCAGTCCATAGGCTACGCTCTCGACAAGGCCGTCGTTTATGGCAAAGGCAGCGCCTCCAAAATGCCCCTCGGTTTTGTTTCCCGCCTTGCGCAGGCGGCCAAGCCCGATTCTTGGACCGAGTCTCAGGGCGACTGGGCGGACTACCACAGCTCGCATGTCATGAAGCTTGACCTTGCATCCAAGACCGGAACGGAGTTCTTCGCGCCATTCCTTGCGGCGCTGGCAAAAGCTCGCCCGAAGAAGATGCCCGGAGAATACACTTGGATCATGAATGAGGCGACGAAGACCGCTCTCATGATCAAGGCGCTCGGTGTTGACAGCGCTGCCGCGCTTGTCTCCGGCATGAACGACACCATGCCCATCCTTGGCGGCAGGATCGAGACTGCCGAGTTTATGCCTGACAACGAGGTCGCCGGCGGTTATCTCGGTATGTACCTGCTCGGCGAGCGCGAGGGCGGAACCTTCGGCTACTCGGATCTTCCCCTTTATATTCAGGACAAGACCGTTTTCAAAGGCGTCGCCCGGTATGACGGTCAGCCCATTGACGGTGAATGCTTCGTCGTCGTGAACTTCGCCAATGTCGAACCGACTACTGCTATGAGCTTCGCGCCTGACTACGCCAACACCGCGCTTAATGCGCTTATTGTTACCAGTGCAGCGGGCGGCACTAAGGACACGACCATCCTCACCGTAGCCGGCGCTGAGAGCACAAGCAATGCGCTTTACGCTAACGTCTCTGGCGCGCCGGCAGAGGTTACGCCCGGTGCCATCATTGACGGCGATGCATGGGTAAAGATCGTTTCCGGCACCACGCCTGTCTCTGCCGCAAACGGCTCTGGAGTTACCGTGGTCGAAGTTGACGAGGCTGGTAAAGCTGTCTCTGTCGGCTATATAGCAGGCGTAACCAGCAAGACCTCGTAAGGTGGTGCCCGACATGGCAAGCGACCTTGCTCTTATGATGCTCAAAGTGGATCTTGGGCTTAAGTCTCCGCCTGAGGATGTTGAAAACTTCTTAGTCCTGAAGCTCAGCGCCGCTGAGGCAGAGCTGAAGGAGCTCTATGATATTGCTATCGACTGCGAAAAGGTCGAAGACATGCAGCTCCAGGAGATGTATGCCGCATGGCTGTACCGTAAGCGTGTCGCAGGAGAAGCTAAGCCGCCTATGCTGAGGCAGGCAATAAGGGACAGGCAGCTTGCTGCAGCCCGCATCGGAAAGGCCGGCTCATGATCTACGACCGCATACTCACCATATATGACCTCCCTTCCGGTACACCGCTCCAGCGCAAGCTGGAGTACAGCGCGACGCATTATTATGCGCCGCGCGAGGTGTATCATAAGCGATACTGGGAGAGCGTCCAAGCGGGCAGCAGGATTGACTGCTTGGTTGAGGTGCCTTATGGAGAAGAAATAACTGCTACGCAGTATTGCGTGCTGGATGATGGGCATGTGTATCGCGTAGAGCAGGCGCAGCACGGCTTTGATGTCGATGGCCTGCCTGTTACAACGTTGAGCCTTAAGCGCATGGAGGACAATTATGACTTTGCCGGAGCTTGAAACCGCGCTCAAAACCGTATGCCCCGATGTATATGAGCTTGCCGCCCCTCCGGGGCTTAGCCAGTACGTAGTTTATCAGGCTTACGGCTTCGAAACTGTATTCGGCGACGACTGCAATATGGTAGACGCGCCGAAAGTCCAAATCGATATACTCTGGCAGAGCCTCCCCAACAGCCTTATGCCAAGCGTACTCGACAAGCTGCGCAGCCTGTCGCAGCCGTTTACCATTGTAGGTCTCGGCTATGACGATGAATACGCAGCCATGCGCTGCACACTTGAATTGGTGGTGGTTTGATGGCCGGCTTCTCTTTCAATGGCATCGATTCCATTTCTGCCAGCTTTGCGGAGCTTGCAGAGATGGATGACGAAACTCGTGAGAAGCTTCTGCGGGCAGGCGGCGAAGCTATCGAACGACACCAAAAGGAGTACCTTCAGCAGCATCATTCCCGCACAGGCGAGCTTGCAGGTGCAATTACGCTCGAAGTGCACCCGAAAAGTGCACTTGTGGTGCCTCGCGGCAAGCAAAAGCGCGTGAAGCATAGAGTGAAGAGCCAGTCTCATAAAGAATCTGGCGGTGCTCGCCGCAGCAAGCACCATGGAAAAACAGGGGCTTCATCCATGATGGATGTCGGCTACTATCTCGAATTCGGCACACCTCGAATGGCGGCACGTCACTGGATGGAAAACGCCAACAAGGAAGCCGAACCGGACTTTGATGCGGCGATAGCTGCTGCGTGGAACGAACATCTCAACAAAATCGGATTCTAAAAGGAGGATGCATATGGCATCAGCTACTATACAGCGCGTGCATATCCCGCTTGGTATGCAGGGGTCGTACTTCTACCCCATCACTGCCAAGCCGACCGGCGCGCACCCGACTTATGGTGCGCCTTTGGATATGGGCGCGGCCGTTAAAGGATATCTCTCTATTACGTCCCTTTCCGGCGGGGTTTATGGCGACGATATGGAGCAGCTGCATTTTGATAACTTCGTCTCTGCGCAGCTTGATGCAGAAACGACCTGTAGCGATCTCAGCAATAATGCCGTAGTATTTGGCCACACATACGCTGAGGGGAAAGAGACATCGAATATAAACGATACCCCACCCGACGGCGGCTATGGCTTCGTTGAGCCGATACTGCGCAAAGACAAGACCCTCGTTTACCGTGCGACTTTCCTGTACCTTGTCTCCGCGAGGCTTGACAGCGAAAAGACTGAAGCAGACACCCGCAAGGGTGATTTTAACCCCAAAAATAACGCCGTTAGCTACAACGTCAATGCTGATGAAACAGGCGACTGGCGTGACCGGCAGGAGTTCGACACCTATGCGAAAGCAAAAGCGTTCCTCGATACCTGCGCGGGGCAGAATCAGGCAACATAAACACAGGGGCAGGTAGCGTGTCTGCCTGCCCCTGTGCCCTATTCGGACACGCAGGAGGTCTTGATGAAACATATTGATTTTGATTTTAACGGCAGACCGCTCGCGCTTAGCTTTACGGCAGAGGCGCTTTTTGCCGTGTATGATAAATTCGGAGTTGTGGACGATATCCTCAGCGCAACACATTGCTTGGAGCCTACGGCCGAGGGCTGGAAGAACTGCTGCTGGATGGCGGCTCTTATGGCGGCACAGGGAGAGCTCCAGAGGCGATACCGCGGCGAGGATCCTCGTACGATGGTAACAATGGAGGAGCTTCGTACAGGCTATATGGCTGCGGAGTGTCTTGAACTTCAGCGGGCTGTGCGTGAGGCTCTTGAGCAGGGGTTCGCCCGTGGCATCCCTGATGAGGGCGAAGAGGAAAAGGAAGTTAACCTCGTCCTTCAGGCGCGCGAACAGGCTCAAAAAAAAACATTCCCCTTGGCCGAATCCGTGCGTGCTATCTGGCGAGGGCTGCTGTCGTGCTGCAAGTGAGTCTGAAAGAAGCGCTGCTGCTTAACCCTGGCACGTATTTGGATATGGTGGCGGCGCTGACACCGGAGAAACCAGGAGGAAACGATGGCGGTACGTGAAATAAGCACAAGCATAAAGCTTGACGGCGAGCAGGCTTTCAATGACCAGATGAAGGCCCTCAATAACAACACAAAAAACTTGCGATCCGAAATGTCTGCACTGAGCGCCGAGTTTGCGAGCAATGCCGGCAGTGTAGAGGCGCTTACCGCCATGCAGGCCGTGCAGCAGGAAATTGTGGATCAGCAGGCCGAAAAGGTCCGTGCTCTTGAGCAGGCTTACAGCGAAGTTGCCGAGGCCAACGGCGAGGCCAGCGCCGAGGCGGATCGATATAGGCAGCAGCTCAACTCTGCGCGGGCAGCGCTGGCCAAGCAGGAAGCGGAGCTAAATAAGCTGACTACGGCGCTGGATGCCGCAAAGAATGCCGAGAAGTCTTACACTCCGATTACTGAGCGCGCAGCGGACGCTGTTACAAAGGCTAAGGACAAAATCAAGGAGTTTGCGGCGGGCGTTGCCGATGCCGCTCAGCATACTCCGGTGCTCGGCGAAGCACTGGATGTCATTGGTGCAGCGGGGAAAGTTGCCGGAAATGGGCTTGAGGTTGCCGGCACAGCGGCCAAAGGCGCTGTGAAAGGCGCGACGGCTCTGGTCACGGCCGGTGCAGCTGCCACTGCGGCGCTTGGCACCTTAGCCGTGGCCGGGATCAAAAAGCTTTCCGACTACGCGAAGGAAGCCGCCGAAAATGGCGATCCCGCATTTGCAAATTTAGCAACAAACCTTGAAGCTCTTAATTCAGCGTCCGCTGCGGCCAAGTCGGCTCTTGGCGGAGTACTGCTGCCTGCGCTGGAATCCCTGTCTTCAGATGGGGCAGAATTCCTCAATGACTTCTCCTGCGACATGGCAGCCGCAGAGGGAGACACGGCGAAGATGGGCGAGGTTATGGGGCAGTACATTGCCCGCGGAGCGGAGCTCGTACGCGCCAGACTGCCGGAAATGCTGGAGCTTGGAGGGAATATACTTCAGGCGCTGACCGGAGGCGTCATAGACAACCTGCCGGAGATCCTCGGCACCGCGCAGGAGATAATGCAGACGTTGCTCAATGGTATTATAGCCAACAGCGGCGACCTAGGCGATGCAGCTGTCCAGATAATCATGTCTTTCGGCGAATTTCTGTTTGAGAACGCGCCTAATCTGCTTGTTGCCGGCGTGGAGCTGTTTGCGAACATTTTGGAAGGGCTGTCCTCGGCGCTGCCGCAGCTCATCCCGCTTGCCGGGCAGCTCATCGTAGAACTTGTTACTTCGCTGGGCGAAAATGCCCCGCAGCTTATAATGTCGGGTCTATCGCTCCTTCTGACGCTCGTGCAGGGCATTGTCTCTGCCATCCCTCAGCTTGTACAGTCTATTCCGCAGATAATCACGGCGATAAAGGATGCGTTTACGGCATCATGGCCAGAAATCAAAACTATTGGTCTGAATCTCATCCACGGTTTGTGGGACGGCATATCCGGTGCTATGGACTGGCTCTATGAGAAAGTAGTTGGCTTTGGCAGTAGCGTCATGGGCTGGTTTAAAGGCATATTTGGAATTGCCTCCCCGTCCAAGGTGATGCGCGACGAGGTCGGCCGTTGGATGGCGCTGGGGCTTGCAGAAGGGTTTGACGCTGAAATGGGTAATGTTAACCGCCGTATTAACGGTGCAATTCAGACTCACTTTGACGTCGATACCAATATCCGAGGACTGGAGCGTGCCGCCGGCAGACAAGTGAGTACGGTCATTAACATCTACCCGCAAAAGCTCGACGACGCGACAATGGATTATATCTACAATCGCTTCTCGGTGCGGATGGGAGCGGACGCATGAGAAAATTTTATATCGAAAACGAATTGGGAGAGCGCCGCAGTCTGAACGGCGAAGACGGCGTCTTCCTCAGCGACCCGGCCGGGCTCGGCGTAAGCTACGGCAGCAGCTACGCCGAGCTGGGCGACGGCTTTTTCCGCCGCATTGAGGAGAAGCAGCCGCAGGGCACTATACCGTGCAGCCTGACGTTTATGCGCGGCGCGTACCAGAAGTACAAGGACTTTGCAGACTGGTGCATCCGTGCAAAGTCGCTTTTCCTCGTTTACAAACCATTCAGCGCCGAATACTTCCGGCGCGTGGAGCTGTCGTACCTGACGAAAACGGAAATCACGAGCGGGACGTGGATGGAAGTCCCGACCGCGTTTGTGTGTCTGACGCCGTGGTATCTGCCGTCGCCGCTTACACTCAACTTTGAGGGCGAGGGCGGCGGCACGGTGATGCAGTATGAGTACACCTATGACGACGACCTCGTCTACGGCGCGACCGGAGCGGGCGCGTACGCCGTGCAGATCACGGCACAGGGGCACGACCCGGCGGCGCTCATCATCCAATACGACGGCATGATAGTCAACCCCGTGCTGACGCTCACGGGCGTTGCGAGCGGGACGCTATACGGCAAATGCACGATCTCGGCGGAGTTCGCGGCGGGCGACGCGCTCATCCTCTGCACCGAGCGGGAGGACGCATACGCGCGAAAAATCGCCGCCGACGGCACTGTAACCGACCTGCTGGATAAGGTAGACATCGGCTCCGAGGCGGAACCCTTCTTTACCGTGCCGCTTACAGAGCCGTGCATCCTCCAGCTTAACTCTTCAGCCATGAGCGGGAAGATAAGCGCAAAGGCGTTTTTCTATTACCGCACGGTTTAAGGAGGCGGCGAGATGCGAGCGTACATAAAGCGTCGCGGCGACTTTAGAACCGTGATGATGGGCAGCGCGGAGAGCTGGAAAATTCCCATTGCCTCGGCAGAGGGCGACACCGGGCAGATAGTTCTCGGCGAATACGCTTCGGCGGAGCAGACAGGCAACTGGCTCTACATCATGGGGCGGATATATCTCATCTCCCAAGCGACGCCGAGCAACAACCAATTCACGGCGACTATCGCCGATCCGGCCACGGCCTTCGACCGGCAGGCCGTCTGGCCGAGTGCCCCCGCCGGCACGTACGGCGCGTTTATCAAAGCGGCGCTGGAGGCGGATTACCTGAACTGCGCCGATGCCGCCTATGCGGAGCCGTACCTGCAAATAAGCGATACGGACAATACACCGCTGGCAACTCCGGAACTCGACGACACCAAGCTCTACAGGCTCTCGGACATCATCTCCACTGCCCGCCGCGCGGGTGTACAAATAGATTTCAGCATCGACGGCGAGAAGCTGGCCATAGATATCAGCACGGCCGCGGGAGCGACGCACAACGTATTTTTTAACGACGGTCGCGCGCAGTTGGAGACCGAGACGTACAGCGCGGACAACGTCGCAAAGGTGACGGTGATGCAGGCGCAGGAGAAGGCCGAGGACGCAGACAAGGACGCGCCCACGGAATACATTGCCTACACCTACTATCTGGCCGCTGACGGCAGCGTAAGCGCCAGTGTGCCCTCTGCGCGCGCGGAAGGGCGCTGGGAGTACATCACCTGCAAGGCCGACGAGATGCCGGAGGACAAGGCGAAGGAGCTGTTTGCGAAGAATGTGGACAGCTACAAGATAGAGTTTTACTCCACACGGCGGTATCAGCTGTACGACACCGTACGGCTTCGGCTGCACGGGGGCGCGTTTACCACGCAGATCACCGGCATCACGTACAACAGCGGCGATGACAGATACCTTTACCGCTGCGGAGAGCTGGCGACGACTATACAGCAAAAAGTTAAAAAGAGCCTGAGCACATCAAGCACAAGAACATCCGGAGGCGGTGCGGGTATGTCGCTGCAATCGGTGTACCCCGTTGGAGCGGTTTATATTTCAACGGCGGACACAGATCCCGAAACGCTGTTCGGGTTTGGGTCGTGGGAACGAATCAAAGACAGATTCCTCCTTGCAGCTGGTGACGCTTATGCCGCCGGGGCAACTGGCGGCGAAGCAACTCACCAATTGACAATAGCTGAAATGCCTTATCACCAGCACCAAATGGTAAACGGCAATAATGGTGGTTATGACTATAGTGGATGGACAAAATCAACTATTGTGCTTAGTGATGCAACAAAAGGTTGGGCAGGTAATGCTAATACAAGCTATGCCGGTGAAAGCGCGTCCCACAACAATATGCCGCCTTATTTGGCGGTATATATGTGGCGCAGAACTGCGTAAGAAGGCAATATTGCGGCGAAATAAAGGAGGCACAACATGATAAAACCAATTACATTTCCGGGACAGAAGGTTCCGGCCGTCGCTCACGGTGCCATATTCCAGCGGCTCCTGAGCGACGGCAAGCTGTATGGCTGCGGTATCAGCAAGTCCGGCAGCACTCTCAATATCGGCGCCGGCCTCTTCGTGGAGGCCGGGCGGCTCATAGAAATACTCACGACGGAAACTGTAAGCGTGACCGGCACGGCCGGCTACGCGAGAATCAAGGGCGAGATCGACAGCAGCAAAGCTTCCACGGCGTCCAGCTTTGCGCAGTTCTCGTGGACGGTAGATTATGCGGCGTCTCTGACCGGCTTCTCGGAGCTCACGCAAGGCGCGGTGAACGAGGGCGGCGCTGCGACCTACGAGATGGAGCTGTGCGTAGTATCGGTCAACGCGAGCGGGATAAGCGAGATAACGCGAGGCTTTGCCGATGCGGACACCAAACGCACCGGGCGCATCAAGCTGACCGCCGGCGTGGACTACGGCGCGCAGCTGCCCGCCGACATAAAAGACGACGAACTGTTTTTTGTGGTGTAAAAGATGGAAAAACTTATTTTTGACGTTGCAAACAGCACATGGAAATGGAGCGGCAGCTGCGAGATAGACTATGACGCTATATATGATGCGGAGACAAACCGCACTACCGTGACATTCCGCGAGAGTGCATTTGTATATTTTGGCCGGAACGGCTACGGAACGTCTGCAACGGCGGCGATAACCGTCACCGCCGCAGACAACGCCAGGAGCAGCGGCGCTGCGACGCTCAGCACCTACGGCACGACCGACGGCGGCAGGAAGAGCTACCCGGGCACCCCCTCGCCTACGACGGTCACCGTGCAGCACGGTGACGAAGACGGCACGAAGTCCGTCATAGTCTCCGCAACCGCAACGGTCAAAGCCTACATGACGTCGTATGCGACGTCCCAGACCGAGGGCACCGGCTCCGGCTCAAAGACAACGCAGAGCGGGACGAGAGAAAGCACCACGGCGCGGATAATGATTAACGGCGCGGTGGTAAAGGCAACGCCATACGTCGGACAGAAAAAGGCTAAGGCATACCACGGGCGCGTGAAAATGTAGGGGGTGATATCGTGATAAAAGTCCACATAAGCGGCAACCGTGCAGATGTAATCGAGCGGGAGCCGCTGACGAGCGGGACGGTCGGCAAAGTCATTAATTTTGTTTTTACGGAGGACTGGCGTTTGCTGATAAAATATGCGGTTTTCGAGGGCTGCGGCCGGCGCATTGCGCTTACCAATATCGGCGACAGCTGCATCATACCGCATGAGGTGCTGGCAAAGCACGGCGGTGCCCTGCGCGTAGGCGTGTATGGTCGCACGGCCGACGGCAGTGCTGCGACTCCAACCGTATATGCACAGCTCGGCATCATCCAGCGTGGTGCGGATCCAAACGCGGACCCCAGCACAAAGCCGACGCTGCCGGTTTGGGCGCAGCTGCAAGCCCAGATCGGCGACCTCTCCAACCTCACCACCGAAGATAAAACCAGCCTCGTAGCCGCAATCAACGAGGCGGCGAAGTCTGGCGGCGGGAGCGGAGGCAAGGACGGCACTGGCATAGAATCCATCACCTACAAGGGCGAGGACGAATTTGGCGGCAACGTGTACACCGTGCTGCTGACGGACGGCACGTCGTATGATATCACGGCGCCAAAAGGAGCTGACGGTGCTGCCGGCGCGGACGGCGTCACCCCGCACATTGGTGACAACGGCAATTGGTATCTCGGCACGACCGACACCGGCAAGCCGTCTCGCGGAGAGACTGGACTGCAAGGCCCGGTCGGCCCCCAAGGCCCGCAGGGCGAAAAAGGCGAAGATGCCGCCACAGACCTCACCCTCGGACTCACCGGCGCGACGGTCGGTCAAATCGCCAAGATAGCCGCCGTAGACGCATCCGGCGTGCCCACCGCGTGGAGTCCGGTGGATATGCCGTCAGGTGGAGAGACGTGGGAGCTTATCAACGAAGTAACGCTCAGTGAGGATGCTATGGCTGTTGCGTTTGACAAGGACAAGAGCGGGGCAGCGTTCGCCTTGCGAAAATTTGCAGTCTTTGGATGGACTAAAGGCTCAAATGCATCCAATACAAACGGGGGGGCTATTTGCATCAACACAGCAAATACCGCCGATGATAATTACTCTATCGTCCCCCCCCTTCTCTCCGCATGGTGCGCTTAAAGGCGATCAAAACCGCTTTTGGCACGCAGCAGCAGAAAGCTTTGCTGAAACGGGCTGGCGCTGGTATCTTACCGGAGCAGATAATACGTGGAGAACAAACCAAGTAATTATCGGCACATCATTAAGGCTAGTGTCGCAAACCGTCCCGAAAGTGGCCACATATCTAGCCTTATGGAGCCGTACAAGCGGGGCCGCATTTGCGGCAGGGTCAAAAATCGAACTGTATGGGGTGAGAGCATGAAAGTCTACGAGAACGGAATCTACCGCGACATGACGCCCGAAGAAATCGCGGAGTTAGAAAGACTGTCGGCAGAAGCACCCGCGCCGACACCGGAGGGGCGCATCGCCGCGCTGGAGCAGGATAACGCCGAGCTGCGAAGCGCAATCGAAGCGCTGCTTACGGGGGTGACGGAATGACGCTTGTGGAAAAAGCAAAGGCGTATAACCGGGAGCTATGCGAGGCGCTACAGCTCATATATGATGAGCTTAATCAAGGACAGCGGAAGAAGCTAATGCGCAATGCAGCAATCAAGGCGCTGTATGAGCGCTATGGAATAGGAGATAACAATGAGTAAAACCGGACAGGGACTCGCAGAATATGCAGAAGCACAGTTGGGCAAACCCTACTGGTGGGGTACCTTCGGGCAGACGGCGAACGCCGGACTGCTTGCAGCCAAGCGGCAGCAGTACCCAAATTATTACACAGCCGGAGACTTCCCGGCGCAGTTTGGACAGAAGGTGCATGACTGCGTCGGCCTTATAAAGGGCTACCTTTGGTGCGACACACCGGACAGCGAGCCTATATACAAGGCGGCGCAGGACGTCGCGGTAAGCGGACTGTATATGGTCTGCCCCGAAAGCGGCAGCATCGACACCATGCCTGACATACCGGGCGTGTGCGTGTTTATGCGGGACATGTCCCACGTCGGCGTATACATCGGCGACGGCTACGTCGTAGAGGCAACCGGCCACGCACGGGGCGTCGTGAAAACCAAGCTCGCGGGGCGCGGCTGGGGGCTGTGGGGCAAGCCCCGTTGGATAAGCTACGAGGCTACTGCCACTCCAGCACAGCCTGCACAGACCGCCACGCAGGCGACCGCCTCAACGTTGACCGTCACTGGCCTGCCGCTGCTGCGCTACGGCGACAAGGGCGAGTGCGTCCGCTCGGCGCAGCTGCTCCTCATCGGGCGCGGCTACTCCTGCGGCAGGTGCGGCGCAGACGGCGAAATAGGGCAGGATACCTATAACGCGGTTGTCGCTTTTCAGCGGGCGACGGGCTTGCAGCAGGACGGCATAATCGGCGCTCAGACTTGGGCGCGGCTGATAGGAGGCTGAGTCCAATGCACATTTGATATTCCGGAATACATATAGTGAGGGTTATTTATGGAGATCTTAAAAACGTTTATCAGTGCTTGCGGTGCGGCGATTGTGGCCGGGATATTTTCACTTATTCTTGCCAACAAGAACGCAAAGAAAGCGCGCAAGGACGAAGATAACCAAGTCATGATGAAGCTCGATGCGCTAGGCGAAAAGCTCGAAGCGCACATTCAGGAGGATGCGGCGGCGAAGGCCGACGAGTCCCGCAGCCGCATTCTGCGCTTTGGCGACGAGGTCAGGCGCGGCGTCCTGCACACAGAGGAGCACTGGATCGATATCCTGCTCGATGTTGACAGGTACGAGGACTACTGCGAGACCCACCCGACGTACGAGAACAACCGCGCGACGGCAAGTATCAAGTATCTTAAAGGCGTCTTTGACGGACGCCTTGAGAAAAACGACTTTTTAAAGTAAAGAAAGGAACTACAAAAATGACAGACATCATTATCGAAAACATCGTGAAGATCACTGCGGCACTGCTGCTCATGCTGATAGGCGTGCTGGGTACATACCTCACTACGCTGGCCGCCAAGCGCGCTGAAACTGCGAATGTTAGCGAGGCGCTTCGCGCTCTGACAGAGGCCGCAAAGACCACTGTTGGCGAATTGCAGCAGACTATTGTTGGACCGCTGAAAGCCGCAGCTGCAGACGGCAAACTGACACCCGACGAAATAGCTGATCTGCGCAACATGCTTGTGGCGCAGACTAAGCAGAAGATGCTCCCTTCCGCAATTAACATCATCAACGCTGCGGGGGCGGATATTGAAGCGATAATCCTCGGTGTCGGCGAGAATCTGATAAACAAGGCCAAGCAGTAA